TATGCAGGAGGGGGGTCATTTCTGCGAGACCCCCCTCCCCATCCTTCGAACTCCCCGAGATTCTTAAATCATTGTGATGACTCAGTAGTCTCATCGCTCCCACCCCCATGGGCCATGCGGGCTACGAATCATCACAATGACATAGGAATCTCGGCGAGGTCGAAGAACTATTTAAACGTCACACCTTTGCTGGCTCTGCCACCTTGCGATAGACGCCGAGTACGTTCATCTCGACAATCTCATCGATTGCTTCCTCAATGGCAAGGCTTTGGTCAGCTTCCGATAGCTCATCGGAGGTGATGACTATTCGAGCCAAGTAACCTGTTGTGTGGTACCCGGCTGCCTCATCCCATGCATACCACTCATCGAAGTGAGTGAAGGGATTGTTAGGGTTATCTACTGTAGTCAGCATGTGGTCGGCCATACAATCACCTCATTCCCCAAGACTGTTGTTGAGTGTGGACACAGACACGCCAAGAGCGTCAGCTACTTCAGCTCTGGTGTAACCTCTACCGAGCATGGCCTTGGCTTGGCCCGTTCTCGAGGTGGTCATCAGAGTGCGTGTCTTAGGTGTAGCCAGAGCCTTAACCTGGTCTAGGTCTGCGTTGCTTAGGATGTCGGACAGTTTGTTGGGCGTGATGGCACCAGCCTGAATGGCTTCCCATTCCTTGGGGGTGATGTCGACACGGGTCTTGTCTGCACCTGTTCTAGCCCTTGCTTCTTGCAGGGCTTGGAACTTAATCTTCTTGATGTCAGACTTATCCATGTCTGCATACATTGCCTTCTTCTGGGCGAAGACGGCATTGGCCAACACCTGGGCTTGTCTTTCACGGGGGGCGTTCTCTTGAGCCACCCGGAGCTTGCTGTTGAGCGACTCTACTTCTTTGGCGTAGTTCTTCTTGGCCGAAGGAGAGTACCGATCTGATTGCGTATTGACCGCAGACTTGCGAGCCTGGTTGGCCAACGCTTTCAGACCATTGGAATGCTCGGCATACACCTTCTCAATAGGCGTACCTGATGAGAGGGTGTGTGCGTTGTCAGTCTCAGCGAGCTTGGTTGATTCGATCATCTTCGGCAGCACTTTGCCGTCACGTTCGAACGTTCTACCAGTCTCGACATAGACCTTCTTGCCCGTGTTCTTGTCGACACCTCCACCTAGAGCAGCAGGCCTAGCAACACGTTCGTTGACCCGCTGTGTAGATGAAGCCCTAGACAGGAGCGTAGATGCCCCACCTTGAGCTCTGCCCTGATACTTCTTCATGAGAGCAGGGATGCCGTTATCGATCGCCGATTGACGGTAGTTGAGGTTGTGTTTCTCGGCATCAATGACAACCATGGAATGACGAACGGCTCGAGCGAGCTCGTCATTGTTAGCACCACGGATTGTCATGTCAGTAATGAGGTTGGACACAAGCCCCATCTGAATGCCTTTAGTTCTGCTCGTAGGAACTTTCCCAGGAGCGAACTCAGACTTCTTCGTCTCAGCATTCCATGTTCCGCCATCCATGGTTTTCATACCATGGTAAGCAGGGTACGCAGCCTGAGGATCAAAGCCCTTAAGCTTCTCCAAAGACTTGGCTGTTCTGATCTTCCCATCGTTGTTCGGGATGACCATGACTGTGTCGCCGTCAAAGTCCGCACCTGACAGCTTCTCAGCTACCTTGTGATGGATTCCGACGGCATCCTTGGGATTGTCGCCCAAGAGTTTGCGCGCTTGCGGGTTTCTGTTGTTAACCGTCAATTCGGGAATCTCAAAGATTCCCCCATGCGGATAGCGAATCAGAACAACACGAGTACCGTTACGGTAATCAGGCGCATGAATCTCAGTCTCCTTCATCGAACTGATGGGGAGAATGACGCGGTTTCTGGTACTGGGCAGAGCCGCGGCCTTGAGGTGTACTGCTGCTGCATCCACACCATCAGCGTAGGATTCAAGCAGCTTCCTACGAACAGTCGGGTTCGTAAGCGCCATGATTTCGTCGAGCTCGAACTTCTTGCTCTGGTACTTCATGTCGAGCTGTTCTTTGGCGAGGGACGGCTTCTGCTTAGATAGGAACTGTGAGGAGAGACTCTTAGACCATTTCTCCCAGTTGCCTTCCTCATTGACGATGTTCATCGCCGAGGTGACAGTTCGCTTTCCTGCACCATCTTCTCTCGTGATCTGACGAACCACAGAACCGAACGGGTTGTCTTCGTCGACGTTTCCCGCTTTGTCTTTCTTAAGCGGCTTGAGCGCGTCGAGTTTGTTGATCGTTCGTTTCTTGTTCGTGTTGAACAACAAGTCAACGCCTTCCGGCATCTCATCGTTGTACATCGCCATGCCCTTGATGTAGTGGGTACCACCAACGGCGATGCGAACCTGGGCGTAGCGAGCTTTGCCCAACGTAAGATCGGGAACATTCGGACGCACGTAGATCACGCCATCCGCCTTAGTTCCACCTTCATCCGCATAGCGAATTCCAACACGCTTTGGGTTCACCTGAATGGGCGGCTGTAGGCCGAAGAAAGAACGACCTCCATCATCAGAGATCTCAGTGATCCCCTTAATTTTGGTTCGATTCAGCCATACTTCTTTTTGTGTGGATCCGGGAGGAGCAAGAACTTTTAGTTCAGTCTGATGACCAGTGCCCAACTGATCGATCTTGACTCGGTGAACCTGGTAGCCCTGTTCCTTAAGAACAGCAACTGCATTGTTGAGTTTGGTCTGACTTACGCCGATGTGGTGCTCAGTTCCAGCACCGATATCGAGATACGTCTTCTTGTCGACCTGAGACTTCAACATGGAAGCCGTGGTCATCAGAACATCTGCTTTGTCCTTTGCTCCAGGAGCAAGCAATGTTCGAACGGTAGGCTCGGGAATCCCCATGCGAATGCCGATTGCGACGTTCGAGTAGCCCTTATCTTTGAGTCTCTGGGCCATGCCGATCTTAGCTTGCTTCTCGGCATTCTTGGCGATCGACTTGGATGCCCGGAGTTGGGCCGTTGTGATGCCAAGACCTTTAGCGATCTCGGACTCACTCAGACCTTCCTTCTTAAGGCGGTCCACCGTGCTCAGAAAGTCTCGGTTATGTTGGCTTTCCGCCCCACCATCAGCGCCGCCAGAACCATACGGGTAGCGGCCAGACTTTCGGAGAGTGCCGTAATGCGCGAGATACTGTTCTTCGGTAATGATCACGACATCTCCAATCTGAGCGCGTTAATGCGCTTGTCGAAGGTCACGATACGATCCATGACGTGAGCGATGTCGCCTGGATCCGGGTGCTCTACACGAACTGCGTCGTTCTGGTAGATACGAAGTTCGATGTCGATATCGAACGGTCGGTATCCATACTCCAGGCAGAAGAGCGCCACATAGACCCAGAGTTGACGCATGGTCGTTTCTTTTTCGCCTGTTTTGAGATCGTGAATTCGCAACAGGTTTTGACGAAACGCGATGGCGTCCGCGGTACCAAACGCATTCGACGAATAGAACAGCGTTTGTTCAGGGACCATCTTGAAACCGAGAGCATCGTTGACGTACATGTTGAACGTCGTCTTGTTGGCGATCATTCGCATACGCTCACGGATGAGGTCGTGCGCAAGCTTGTGCAGCCTTGTGCCGCGAGCAGCTGCCGTTCTTGCGTGAAACATGTCAACGATTTGCTCGTCTTCGTAGTTCACCCATGACGACTTGCTCGGGCTAAGGAACGCGTGCATCCCTTCGAGATTGGAATGCTTGTTGAAGTCCACGTAGTACTGCCTCTTCGTTGGAAGGGTAGATTGTTGCCGAAAAAGACATGGCGCCTAGCAGTTCCAGATAGTACTCCTGGTTCGGCTGGTATGGCGCATCTTCATCGGGCTTGACTTCTAGAACAGCCCACATGTCTTCGTAGAAGATCGTGAGATCCGGGATGCCCTGTATGTAGCCTGAATCATTCTTCAGCACTACACAGCCCCTGAACTTGCTCTTAAGTCTTTTGATCAAACCTGCTTGATACACCGACTCGAGCATAGGGCTCCCGTCTCACGTTAAATCTAGATGACTTGTAGGAAGCTTGTTCTACCCCCTTCTATTATATGCCCGGTATTTCGTGCGACACTAATACCTTTTTTAAGATCGGTAGGGGAGTTCCTCTCCGTCGTATCCGAATCGTCGTTTAAGCCTTTTGAATAGCTTCTGTTCTGGCCATATGGGATCTACTACTTCCCGGTGAACGACCCCGACAAAAATGGAGGCGTCGAGGAAGCCATAACGAATTGCGGCCGGCCATGAGGTTTCGTATTCTTCTCCGGTATCGACATCTACGATCGGGAACCGGCAACCGGCAGGTTGGACTCCAGGCTTGAATTGATTGTGGTAGTACATGGCGTGGTAACGGGGACGCCATAGAAGATTCTTGTAGTAGTTGTTCGAACGATCTCCGTCCAAACAGATGGGCGTGTTGTATTGACGGAACGCCGGAGGCGGAGCGTTGAGGAAGGCCTTGGCGACCAACAAGGTCACCGACCGATTGTATTGAGCTCCGTCTCGAATCAACCCAACTCTTACGATCCCGTTGTTGTTCATTCGCTTGGTCATGATTCGACCACTCTTCAGATTTTGAACTTCTCCGTTTTCACTCACGGCGTACCCTGGAAAACCTTCGACCTGTCGCCAACCGTCGTACATCACACTGAAATCTCTGTTCTGTCGGGGGTCTAAAAAAAGGTACTGTGCTCGCGTTTACGTTTTGAAAAGAGTCAACCGTTGCCAGAACTACTAATACCTTTTATTACTATTACGCGCGTAAATAAATAAAGGTATTAGTATATCCAGCAACGCTTTGGTCTTTTCAAAACGTAAACGCGAGCACAGTACCTTTTTTTTGTCTGTTTTACTCTGATATAACCGATTCCTCCCAAATCGGTTTCAAAGATCAGAAGGCTCGCTCTCCTTCTATCATATGCCTTGTGATTCTCGCGGACTGATCCTTAGTACGGCCCGACGTTCAAGTTCGTTCCATCTCTCCGTGTGGTGGCGAAGGTCGTCATCCACAGATCGTCCATCACCCGAACATAATGCGTGACCCCATCGCGGCGAAGCTGGGTGCTCCGACCATTGTTCGCTAGTTTCAGGATCCTCCTGGTTTTGATGTTCTTAATTCGTCCGTCGGTGCTGATCGCGTACCCCGGAAACTCTTCGATCTCTCGCCATACTTCAGCCACTGATAAAGCTCCTTTCGTTGAAGTTCCGCTTCATCCCCAACGCCCTAGAGATCGCGATATCAATCGCACTCTTCGACATCAAGGTGTAGTAGAACAGATCGCAGTACTTCGTATTACGTCGATCAATACGCCCCTTCGCCTGATGCAGGTTCTTATAGGAGTACGTCAAACTGTAGAACACCATCGCATTGGTGCTCACACAGTTCCACCCCTCAGCCCCCGCCATGTACTGAACCAGGTACACCCACCGATCTCCCTCGGGAATCGCCTCGTGCTTATGCCCATTCCATTCCGCAACTGAGACATCGCTTGCTAGTTCCCTCAGGGACTCCAGCTCGTAGTTGAAGTTGTAGAACACAATCAGCCGCGGATGCTCCTCCAGCAGAGTTCGTACAGCACGCAGTCTCGTCGCATCCGAGTTCACAACCTTCCGCATAACCGCGAACAACTCGGCCACATCTCGGATCGGCTGATTCAGGAATGGGTTCCATCTCTTCGTCAAGGCGCACTTGAACATCTCCTTATCATGCTCGACCCATACGATCTTCTCGTGTCTCGTGGCGTGACTGTGATACGGCATCTCCACCAAGAGCTGATTCCGCAGCCGTACAAGCTTCCCAACGCTGGTATAGCGCTCAACCTTAGGGAACTTGGTGTGGCTCGAGTACACCACATGCTCACGCTTGAACTGTGTGATGTTCTTGTAGTGCCCGTTGGCGATGAAGACCGTTGCGTAATCCAGCCAAACATCTCCGGGGGTAGCCGTCAGGATAATCCAACGGTTGCTCTTGGCGATGTGGATAAACGCCTTAGACCATTTACCAAACCCCTCAAGCCGCTTCTCATCAAAGATGAAGAACGCCCCGTGCACATCGGTGTACTTTCCGATGTTCTGCCAACTGTCGACAGTCAGCACGCCGGCCACCGTAGCATTCTCAGCCTTACCCACACCCACCATGGCGAACTCGGATTCCCAATCCAAGCTATCCCGCTTCTTGGCCGTGGTGATGACGATGACGCGCTTAGGTGCCTCCTTCCGCATGTAGTACGTAACCGCAGTGATGGTTTTACCAGAGCCGAC